TCTTTCTCAAACCAGTTCAAATACGACGACTGATTATCGCAGTTGCGACAAAGGCGAACATCGCACTTCTCACAACGGCTACATACCGCACACTCGCAGACATCACACCCGAAATGCGGGTCCATCTTCTTCTTACACTTGATACACTCCATCTGAATATATAATAGGTGAGGTTTCTTTAAACCCATCAAAGATAGGTAAGATAGGTAAAACGCAAACTTTTGGCTCCAATAAAAACGGCTCCTCGTGAGGGACTTTACGATTTGCCTATCTTACCTATCTTATCGTAAAGTTTAAAGATTATTTGCCCTATTAGAGTAGATGCGTGATTACTTGATGACTATTCTTGGTGCGTTGTCGGTGTGTGCGATACATTACCGCTTTGTTGCGAAGCCTTATCTGGATACACAACGAAAGGAACTGGAACGACTAAAATCTCTCAATAAAGTATAGAATGGACGCTTCGCTTCTTGCGTCTGCTGGGGTCAGCACAACGACTATGGCGATACTCTTTATTGCCTACAAGGTATTTATGAAGATGAAGGGTCATCGGCTCGTCTCCGATTGTTGTGGTCGGAAGGCGGAGGTAGGGTTTGATGTGAGGGATATGCCCCCAACTCCGCCAGAAGAAACCCAAAGTCATCAGTCTCCTCCGCTTTCTGCGGGTGAGAAGCCAGAAAGTCTTTCCGTAAGAGTTCCAGAACCGACAACACATCAGTCGGAGAAAGAAACTGCGTGAGTGCGTTAAAAGCGTCTTTGCCCTTACATTGTGGTGGTAAGGAACGAGACCGCACAAGATTATCTAACCAACTATCTAACCATAATAACTCTTGGGGACTACACGATTTCTCCACGAGTTCTTTTCCCGTCTTTGTAGAAAGCACTGGCTTCTCCTTTTTGAACTTTTCCAAAGGCTTCGCTTCGTCGTTTTTAACTTTTTTTACACGCCAATCCTTACCTAATGGTGAGCCATACATTTCTTTATCTGTATATAGTATAGATAATATGCCCGTTGGATTAGGTGAAGTCAAAGATTACCCGCTCTCCGATGGTGATATACGGAAGATATTAGGTGATGATATTAGTATCATTACTTACCCCGAGTTGAATAAAATCAGCGATATTCGTCAGATTTTTGATAAGAAAGGCAGATGTATATTGCTCTTCCTAACATCAAGTCCGACTGCGGGACACTGGTGTTGCTTACTCAACAAGAAGAAGGGAATAGAGTTCTTTGACCCATATGGAGAAGCACCAGAGAAGCAGAAGGAAGGAGCAAACCCAGCACTATTAGACCAACTGGGACAACGACAACCGAGACTTGTGGAACTACTACGGAAGAGTGGTCGTCCCGTTTTCTACAACACTTACGACTTCCAGAAGGATAGTAAAGACATTAATACTTGCGGACGGCATTGTGTCGTAAGGTGTCTCTATGCCCCCTATTCGCTGGAAAAATATAAACGCATCATAGATAGTAGTGGATTGTCCCCCGACGACTTCGTCTCGGGCATAACCTATGATAAACTGCGGAAGTAAAAAATATGTGTAGAGGATATAGAAGAGATGTTCTCGTCAAGCATTCAGACACACGGCGACAATCAAGACGCTCCCGATTATGTCTATTATAATGCGGACATCATCAACAACACGACGGTGAATACCTTTCAAGGTCAAGCCATTCGGGACCCGCAGATTAGGTTTAACGAAACCCGTGATACTGCGATTATCCGAAACGCCGCCGACTATTACTTCTCCATCATTCGTTTCACGATGGACGGAGCAAATAGGGATTTGCCTCTATTCATTCCCAACATCGCAGAGGGAACGGGTCAGACAAATGTAAATCTTACGACCTATTCTATGGCGGTGTCGTTCTCGCAGACGATTAACTTGGGTGGTCCGAACATCGTTGTGAATGGTGTTCCCCAGCAACGCTTTATTCAGTATGTTCCCGAGACGCAGAACCCAATCTCCGCCCCAGTTCCCCGCAACATCGCAGCCGACAACTTTCAAGGGCAGTGGAATGGTGGCGTTCAGTATCTACTGGGGCAGATTGTATCTATGACGGGTCCGAATATTTATGGTTCGTTTGATGGTCCTTTCTATCAAGTCATTCCGCAAGCCGCTTGGAATATCCAGCAGACTTATCCCGTTGGAGCAGTCGTCCAATACAATAACACCATCTACCAAGCCATCGCAATCAGCACGGGCATTACTCCCGTCGTGGGTCCTAACTGGGTTCTTGCTCCCGTCGTCGGCACGAACCCTACAACCTCTTCTCTCTGGTCTCTTGCTGGGAATGACTTGGGGAACTCGCAAGACCTTACAAGCCGATACTACTGGGTCTATACTTACCAGCATTGGGTTGATTTGTGGAATAACACGATGGTAGATGTGGGTCAGTTTGGAGCCGTTCCCGCCGCTCCTTCTACTTGTGCCTACCAAGACACTTACAACGCTTTCTACGCTGCTTATCTTCTTGCTGGCGGTCCCGCTGGTTCATTCCCCTATGCGACCTTTGGTGCTTTCTGTAATGCCGTCTATCCTCCCGTGATGAAGTATGTAGCAGACACGAGCAAGTTTGATATTTATATGGATAGTGCTGGGTTTGGAGAGCGTCTTACGGCATTCACTCCTACGCCTTACGCTGCGGGTCCTCCCGTCATTGTTGGTCTCCCAGAACACCCAGTTTGCCGTCTGTTCTTCAACGCAAATATGTTTGGTCTCTTTGCGAACTACGACAACACCTATTACAACTTGCCTACGGGAACTCTCTTCGGTAGTGTCGTTGTCCCCGACGGCTATGTGAATGAAATCCTTTCTACGAACAAGGCATTCCAGAATGTCTCCGACTTCCGCCTATCTCCTTACACGGGTGTTGCTCCTCTGGGATACAATCCCGTCAGCCTCACGGGAGCGGCGATTACCCCGAATATGATTAATCGTGTCTATTACATCGCCCAGCAAGACTATTCCTCTACGGATAGTTTGTGGTCTCCCGTCTCCTCCATCGTTTTCACATCTACACTGCTTCCCATCAAGTCAGAGGCTACGGGTGCTCCCGTTGTTCTCGGTGCTGGAAACTTGGGGTTCAGTCAAGCGACCGTTCAGTCTGCTTTCCAGCCTATCATTACGGACATCTCTCTGGATACTTCAAGTGGAAACGCAGATAGTTATAGGCGTTTTATCTACTATGCTCCGTCCGCCGAGTATCGTCTCTCCGACTTCTCGTCTTCCAAGCAAGATATTCGCAACATAGACATTCAAGTCTTCTGGAAGAACCGATTGGATAATCAACTCTACCCTATCAATATGTTTAACCTTTCCAGCGTTTCCATCAAGGTAATGTTTAAGCACAAGGACGCTGGTCTTGCCCCCGTAATGTAAGATAGGCAAGATACTCAAACCGCAAACTCTCTCACGAACCCCTCATTCCCGCCAAGCCCAAAGTTAGAGATTTGCCTATCTTGTCTATCTTGTCTCCGAGACCCCGAACAATCCATATCCTCAACCTTTCCGTCCCCTTCGGCAAGTTTGAGAATATCTTCGTCCGCAAAAAAATATTGGTATAAGGTATAATACCAGATGAGTGCCGACATTGAGAAACTCGCCGTCTTTGATAGTCGCATCGTTCAGTCTCGCCCCAAGTATGCGGTGGAGAAGGGTGCTCTCTCCCTCACGAACGCTCCTTTCAACGCCATCGCTGCGACCCAGTCCCAGCACACCTACAACATCTATGTCCCGAGCGAGAATGTGTATGTGGATAGGGCGGTGGAATGGTCCAGCGTGGTATATATGGCGATGACGGCTACGCTCTCCGCCCAGCCTTTTCAACTCGCCCCCATCGCCCAGTGGGGTCGTGATTGTGCCCTAACGGCGTTCCCGCTCAACTCTCTCTGCTCTACCCTCACGGCGACCATCAACGACACCACGAGCGTGATTAACTCCCAAGATGTTCTCAAAGAGGTTCTCCGTCTAACCGACTACAAGAAGAACCGCCTCCAACGCACTTGCCCGACTATGCTTGATAAGTATCAGTCTTACAACGATGCCGCTGGTGCCGTGAATAACCCTCTTGCTGGGTATGAGAGCCAGACGGATTTCGCCGAGACCCCGAATGGTGCTTTCCTCAATGTAATCTACACGGACCCGCAAGGCAATCCTCTACCCGCCCCCCAAGTTGGTGGTGCTTCTGCCTACACACCCGCCTACCCCGCATCTGGCGGTCTTCCCGCTGCGAACTATGTGTCCCAGAACGGGCAGCCTTGCGTTCCCGCAGATT